AAAAATGACCCGAATGACGACAAATACGTCTTCCAGAAAAAGCTGAACGATGGAATCTCGAAAGTGGAAACCGGAAAGTATCGAGTCAGAGTAGCGCCGGCCGACACAGCATTCCTGGCGGCAGGCTGGACAAGTGGATATTAAAAAACGTGTGATATACTAAAAATAGGCCAACTGTTAATAGGCTTCTAAACAACCACCCAAGAGACCGCCTAACTCCCCACTCGGCGGTTTTTTGGTATAATAAAATCAAACAGGAGCGGATGCATAAAATGATAAAACTATTCGGAATTACAGATCGAGACTTCACCTCAAACGGCGACCGCATAATCCACGCCATCAGAGCAAAGGTAACAAAGCAAGATAACGGCGAATTCTATCTAGACCTGGAAACGGACCTAAGCTACGTGAATGACCTAACCGAAGGCCGCATCATTGTCGCACCTACTCCACAAGGCGAGCAGCCGTTCCGGGTTTCAAATGTGCAGAAAACCAAGAACAAGCTAACTACAAAGGCGCTCCATGTATTCTTTGACAGCCGTAATTATTTAATCGCAGACAGTTATGTCGTCGAAAAGGCATGTAATGACGCCCTAGACCATTTAAACGCCGCTACGGAGCCAGAAAGCCCGTTTCTGACCATTTCTGACATTACAACCGTGTCAAGCTTCCGGTGCGTCCGAAAATCGCTCTACGAGGCCATACAGACCGTTCTGGAGCCGGAACGCTGGGGAGGCCACCTAGACATCGACGGCTGGACCATTGGTATTCGTAACGAAATCGGTAAAGATAACGGCGTAGAGATCAGATACGCAAAAAACCTCAAAGATATAACCGTAGATGAAAACTGGGATAACGTCGTCACGAAATTAATGCCAGTGGGTAAGGACGGCCTACTGTTACCGGAAAAATACGTAACATCGACCACACAGTACGACATACCTTATACGAAGACCGTGAGCTTCGATCAGGATGAGATAGTGCAAGATGACTTCAAGAACGAAGCTGGAGAATTAGACGAAACCGCCTATGAACAAGCGCTAATAAATAACCTCCGCCAGCAGGCGCAGTCGTATGTCGACACTTACTGCTATCCACTGGTAAACTACACCCTAAAGGCGAACGTTGAAAAGCTAACCAACATCGGCGATATGGTCCACGTAATAGATGAAAGACTAGGACTCACCATACAAACGAACGTGATAAGCTACGTCTACGACTGCATCCAGGAGCGCTACGTGGAACTAGAGTTCGGTAACTTTAAACGCACGCTGGGGAACTTTGAAAGCAACATCATAGATAAAACGCAAGGGATAATCAATGAGAATAACCAGGTGCTGCAAGTGACGCTCGGCCAGGAAATGACTGAAGCGACGAATAAGATATGGGCCGCGCTCGGAAACAGCTACGTCATATACGAAGGCGACAAGATCCTGGTGGTGGATAGCTTACCGAAAGAAACCGCAACAAACGTAATTATGATAAACAATGGCGGTATCGGCTTCTCAAATACCGGCATCAATGGTCCGTTCCGCAGCGCTTGGACCATAGACAACGTATTCAACGCAGAGGCCATCAATGTAATCAATTTTACAGCAGACCTCATCAAAGGCGGCACATTGAAACTCGGCTCGAATTTGAATGACTATGGGACGTTAGAGATTTATAACGAATCAAACAGCCTCATAGCCGTCATGGATAAGAATGGCCTCAAAATGTACGGCCAGGACGGAAGCTATGTGGTCATGAACCAGCAGGTCGGCTTCGCCGGATACGATCGTAACGGCAATAAGAACTTCTGGGTAGATTACGACGAATTCCACATGAAGAAATCCGTGGTCGAGGAAGAAATCACGCTATGTAATAAGCTGCGCTTCATCCCGATTGAAATTCAACAAAATAATACACTAGTAAATGACGGCATCGGGCTCGTCAGCGTAGGAGGTAACTAGAAATGGCAAGTAGCGGAGCATTTAATACGAGCGGATACTCCGGTCGATGTTTACGATTTGAATGGTCAGTAAAAAGCCAAAGCGTGGCCACCAACTCGACCGTTATACATTACGTGTTAAAAGGCGCCGGAGGCAGTACCACGAGCTGGTATCAGTCTGGTAACTTTAAACTCGTAATCGACGGCAGAACCGTGTATTCATCGAGTACGCGTATAAAATTATATAACGGCACCGTGGTAACCGAAGGCGACTTCACGCTAAACCACACCAGCGACGGCACGCGCTCATTCAGCGCATACGCAGAAGCAGGTATCTACTACATAGCCGTAAACTGTAGCGGAAGCGGAAGCTGGCAACTGCCGACAATCGCTCGAGCTTCGCAGCCATCTATCAATACATACCCGAATAACTCCCCAGACTTCAACATCGGCGATACAATCACTATCCACATGAACCGTGCAAGCTCAAGTTTTACGCACACGGTCAAGTTCAATTATGGGTCAACATCTGTAACAGTAGCAACTGGCGTGACTAATAACTGTACATTCAATACGTCGACGATCGCCGATGCGCTCTACGCGCTTATACCGAACGCTACATCTTATAGCAAAACTATCTCCGTCACAACATATAATGGCTCGACTGAAATCGGCACAAAAACGTGTCCATATACTGCTAAAGCGGTCCCTGCGAATGTCACGCCTACATTCTCAGCATCCTACAAAGATACGAACTCAACCGTCACGGCCATCACTGGCAACAATCAGCAGATCGTCCGCAATCAGAGTACGCTTCGAATAAGCGTGACAAACCTAAGCGCCAAAAAGAGTGCGACGATCAGCACCGTGACCTGCGCGCTAAACGGTACAACTTATACCGGCACAATTTCCGGCACATCAAGCACATTCAATATAGGCACGGTCAACATAGCATCAAACACAACGGCAACCATCAAGGTAACAGATAGCCGTGGGTATTCGGCCAGCCAGAACCTGACGATCCAAATACTCGACTGGGTCCTCCCAAGTGCGATCATAACGATGCAGCGCCAAAACAACTACTATGACCCGACCACCATCAACGTGGACGGCTCAATCTCAAGCGTCGACAGTAAAAATACGATGGCCATCAAACTGCGCTACAAGAAGGTCGGTACAAGCACCTGGTCGAGCTACGTGACGATGCAGGATAATGTCTCCCAGACTATCACAATGGACAACGACTTCTCATGGGATGTCCAGGTAGTAATATCGGACAGGTTCGGAAGCACGACCTACAACTTGACGCTGAACCGAGGCCTACCACTCGCATACTTTGACCGATTAAGAAATAGCGTGGGCTTTAATACGCTGCCCGGATACGATAAAAGCGTCGAAATTGCTGGCCGCTTATTTGTAGAGAACGAAGATATCATGAGCAAATTCACTGGCATCGGCGGTATCGCTAGAAGCGCTCCGACTTCCGACTGGAACACGGCCGGCGGGACCCTATCTGGCATATATATGGGCTCAAACATGAGCCACGCGCCAGCGAACAGCACAAACTGGTTCTTCGTGCTGCACATGGCGCACAATACCTTATATCAACGCCAGCTCGCGTTCGACTTCTTCGGGCTTAGTATTTACACCCGTAGAATGGACAACGGAAACTGGGGTGACTGGGCACTTCTAGACCAGTCCGGCGGCATTTACATGGAAAAATCGGTCTACGATACCACCAACACCGGCGTCGTCGACAATGCCGAGAAAGTCAACGGAAAAACCGTCCTATCGGACGTTCCAGCAAACGCTAAATTCACGGATACCACATACACCGCCGGAAACGGCATATCGATCAATAATGGCGTCATATCCTGCACATTCGCAGATGGCGACTCGGAGGCATACTAATGGCAAAGAAACTATACACGGAATCAGACATCCAGAACATAGCAGCAGCAATCCGCGCAAGAAATGGAACCAGCAATACATACAAGGTCTCGCAGATGGCTGGAGCCATACAAGCAATGACGACGAAGCCGGTGCTTCCAGCAGGAACGAAATTCAAGGGTTCATGGAACAGTAATCTGGGCTATTTCCTGTCCGCATGCAACCTATCCCAACTGGGGCAAATGAGCGATATGAGCGAAATGTTCGCCTACTGTGGCCTCCTAAATGGCGTGCCTCTATTTGACACAAGTAGCGCTACTACGATGTATGGCATGTTCAGAGGCTGCAACACTAATCTGACGACCGTTCCACAGTTCAATACGGCGAACGTAGAATCAATGTGGGATATGTTCAATGGATGCTCGGTCCTAAGAAGCGTGCCTTTATTTAATATGACAAAAGTAACCAAATGCGAAAGAATGTTCCAGGGATGCGTACAGTTGGCGTCAGTCCCGCAGTTTGACATGAGAAGCGTGACTGATTGCTCAAATATGTTCCAAGATTGCCGGGCCTTGACGACCGCCCCAGCGTTTACATTTGGCAGCCTAGACAAATGCGCCTATATGTTTAATGACTGCACGGCTTTGACATCCGTGTCGCTATTTGATACAAGTACATGCACAGATGTCGGCGCAATGTTTAATGGATGCAGCGCCCTAGTGACGATCCCGCAATTTGACTACAGAAACGTGACTTCGTTCGGATCCGCGCTAAACTCGACAAAGATGTATGACGGGTGCACCTCTCTAAGCAACGCAAGCCTCAATAACATCCTGGCCTCAATGGCCGGAGCAACAAGCTTCAGCGGCGGCCTTCTAAAACCAAAAACGCTCAAGTTCCTAGGGCTGACGCAGGCCCAGGCAACCATCTGCGAAGGCTTGTCAAACTTCGCGGCATTTACAGCCGCAGGATGGAGTACCGGCTATTAAAAGGTGTATAATTGAAGAAGAATGGAACTAATAACGCTAGGACAGATCGCGGCAGCAATAGCCTTCATCGTGGGGCTAATAAAGGGTATCGAATATCTATGCCAGAAGATCAGCCACGCAGCCACCAAGTGGCTTCAGACAGGGCTGGAACCCATAAATGATAAGCTCGATGCGTTAGATAAGAAAATCGACGCAAATGAACTCGAGGCAGATAAGACGATCCTAGTCCGTTTCTTAGCTGACATAAAAAACGGCAAAGAACTCACCGACGTGGAGCGCGAGCGCCTTCATGAAACATATGCACATTATACGAGCCTTCATGGAAACTCCTACGTGCATACAGAAGTCGAAAAATTGAAAGAAGCCGGAAAGCTGTGATAAAATAATAATGGAATTTCACGGGCATATTGCTCGCGAGCCTCCATGTAGCGCAAACCGCCAGTAAAATCGGACCAATCCCCCAGTTGGCCCGATTTGGCGGTTTTTTGGGAGGTATAAATACTCAACTTTTGGCCGAATTTTTAATGTCGCACAATGCTTATAATTCAAGTTGAGGCCGTAAATTAAAAAACAGAAAAGAAAAGCATAAAAAAATAGCTATTTGAATATAATACTAGTGCAGGCGTTGAGCTGCGCCTGCCATCTAATTTCAATTCTTAATACTTCCTGACATACGCACCGGCATGTGTTCACCTCCCCGAATATAAAGCCGTGTGAGATCTTTCCTTCATCGCGGACGGCCTGACTAGCCGTCCCTTTTATTATGTGATAAAATAGAACCAAAGCGTAGGACGCAGCCCCGTGAAAATCCGGAAAAGTAACGGCAAGCTGTCAGGAAGCCTACGTCACGCGGCTCCGACGTGGCCCAATCGGACGATCTGAACCCGGATCAAGCAAAGGTGAAAACCGGCGCAGGGTTTCTCTATTGGCGCTGTTCGGGAGCGCCATACGGTGTAGCGACTAGCCGTTGAAGATAGCAATGGGCCGCTAGTAGTGCTTAAAAAGCCACCAGCAATGGTGGCCTTTTTAATTGGAGCAAAATAAATATAAAACACTTGATAAACAAGAATAACAGGCGCATACTGATAGTAACGAAAGGAAAGCATGAATAAAGAAAAGATAATACCAAACGAATTATACAAAGTATTTATAAAATCAACCGGAGACCACTGCGTAACAGCGGACGTTTATAGATACGGAGATCAAACCAAAATGCTCCACCGCTACTACCAGAGCGAACGGATAGCCATAGCAGCAATTAGACGCAGACTAAAAATAGACCCCGGAAAGAAATGCATCCTCCTATACAGAGAGCCATGGATCGGAAGAATCGAAAGGGTAGGAATAATATAAAGAGGACCGCCGAAGCGCGGCCTTTTTAATTGGAGCAAAAGTTCCTGTTAAAAACTTATCGGCACCGGCAGGCACTAATGAGTTATTAACAGGAAAATAAGCAATAAAAAACCTCCGTGGCACGAAGACCAAACGGAGGTGCATGAATGCTATTATACTACATAAACTCAAGCGACAAATTCATATCCGGATCGGAAACAATGCGACGAAGCAATCCGCGCCAGAACGCGCGCTTCCGCTCGCGAGACATCTGCTCGTAGACATTCCGCCAGTTACCGGCAAGTAAAGCCTGCAGCGCAGCGGTGTCGCGTTTGGCCGGAGCCTGGGACTCCAGGCGCGCCAGCTCGGACTCCAGATCCGCGCAAAGACGATCATAATCAACCGCAGAGATGCGACCCTTCATAAAGATATAATTCAGCTTGTCGATTTCTTCACGAATCGCCCGAATGCGACGCTCGGATACGTCAGGCGAGGACGCCTGAACCTTGCTAACGTCTGCAATATACTGAGCCATCTCGCGCTCGACATTATCGAGCAGCCAGGCTTCGACATTGGCCTCATTAAAAGAACGCGAGAAATCGCAGCGCTTCTGCACGTGGCGCTTTTGGCAACGGTAATAATGGTACTCATAACCATACGTGGCGTCCTTCTTATACATCCCAGCGCAAGGGCTGCCGCAGAGCGGGCAGAAAATCAGACTGGTAAACAGAAACACGTTCCGATTTTTACGAACACGAACATTCCGAGAGATAAGCTCCTGGTGGAGATCATACTGGGCCTGCGTAAGATAAGGCTCGGTAAAATTCGGGTTCCCACGGTGCGCACCGGTGTAAATCGGGTTCTTGAGTAAGCGATTATATACCTGGTAGCTACGCAGATGGCCGAACTTCTCGTTCATCGTGACCATGGTGCTGTAGATTGACTGATGAGTAGCAAAGTGGTCAAAACTCGCCAAAACCCACGGAGCCTCGGCAGGATCCTTCACCATACGCTTCACACCATCAACGGTCGCCACCATATAGCCAGGCGGAGTAGATCCGGAAATAACCTGGCCCTCTTTGACCTTATAATCGAACACGGAACGGATACGCTCCGACCCCTTCTTCAACTCACGCTCGGCAAGCGACACCTTCAGCTGAAACATAAACATACCATCGGCGGACGTGGTATCAATATCGTCCTCCTCAATAGAGATAAGAGCGACGCCATTCTTCTGGAGCATTTCAAGCATCTTATTCGCTTCTAAAACATTACGAGAGAAACGGTCTAGGCGGGTAAATGCAATGACATCGAGACCGTCCAGGCTTTCCAGCATTTCGAGCAGTCGCGGACGCTTCATATTACCGGCCGTGAAACCTTCGTCAATATACAGATCCACAAGCTGGTGGCCCTTTTCTGCGCACCACTTGGTAATCTTATCAGTCTGAGCGCTAACGGAAAAACCGAAGCGCTTCTGTTCTTCATGAGACACGCGGGCATAACCACCCACGCGAAGCGGTCTAGACATCAGATCACACTCCTATAAAAAATTTACAAATAGAAAATTTATACAAAAATATGTATAAGACAAGAAAAAAGTCCATAATAACAATTACCAGAGAAAGGTGGTGTGATTATGGACCCGCAAAAATTCTATGACTTGCTATTCAAACTCTATGCGGAGCAGGAGCAAATAAAAATCGAGTACAAAGTTATTAAAAATGGCGAAAAGGTTTCAAAAAGCTAAAATAATAGCTACTTCTTGCTATCTAGGTAAATCTGCATGATTCGTCGGTAAAGATCGTCCTTCTTGTCATCAGCAAGATCGTCAGAATTGAAAATGGCCTCAACGCGCGACATAAGATCCACGGCCTCGTCGAAATTACCAGTCTCGATGCCAAAGTAAGATATGTCGACATTAAACACCTCGCAAAAGCGCTTCAAGGTATTCAGAGTCAATGAACGCTTCCCACTTTCAATATTTGACATAGCCGGACGTGACAATCCGACCTTATCGGCAAGCTCCTTCTGTTTCCAGCCGCGAGAGATACGCAGGTCGCGTAATTGGCGCCCGATGCGTTTCGAGTTAATCAAGAAAAATCACCTCCGGTGTCATTGTACCACAAGACGTTCCAAATAGATAATAAAATTTAAAAAATAACAGAGATACAAGAACAAATACCAAAAAAAGGCAGAAAAACCATTGAAAAACAAGAACAGAAGGCGCATAATAACAATCAGAAAGGATTAGCAAAATGAAACGAATCAACCTAGTATGCTTCCGTATGAAACACGGCATGAAGCAGCGCGAGATGGCCGAAAAACTCGGCATCAGTAAGAACCACTATGCGAACATCGAATGCTGCATCTTTGACCCATCATACAAAGTCATGCAGAAATTCAGCGAAGCGTTTCCAAACGAGAAGATAGACGTCTGGGACGTATTTAAAAAAGAACCGAAAGAATAAACGAAAGGTGGCGGACTGATTGGATAAATACGAAGATGCAATAAGAATGGCAGAGGAAATCCTGCTAAGCAATAACCAAGAAGCAATCGAAGCCCTAAAAGCGGCAGTAGAGAGCATAGAAAAATAAATGACGAAAGGAAACACAATGGGACGTAACGGCAATAAAAAACGCAAGAACGGATCCAGAACAAAAGGTAACAATATCGACGGATACTACGCAGCCCGCGCCAAGCGAGCAGCCGAAGCAAAAGCCCGGCGCAAGGTAAAATTCAGTAACGCCCAACGCATAAACGTAGACTACATCGAAACGGAGATAGACAAATGACAATGATAATCCAACTAGCACAAGCAATCTTCATCGTCGCAGGCGCGACCATTGCTCTATGCGTCGCCATGGTCTGCTTATACCTAGTAGCAATAGCGACCCAGAGCATAATCGAAGAACACATCAATAAAAAGAAAGGCATGAATAAGAATGGCACCAAAAAGCAATAAGCCAAAAATGACCCTAGAGACCGTGGAGCTTGATCCGAAAACAAAAGCTCAGATGCAAACCCAAAAAGATACCGCAGAAGATCAGCGCATGCTCGAAGCACTAGGAATTAAAATCCCACGCGAAGAAGTGCTGGTAATGCGCGGAGTAAATGACCCAACCGTATACGCATTCTTCGACTTACGAGACCAGAGCCTCATCCGATGGGCTACCAATAAAGAAGTATTCAAGGCCGTAGACCAGGCCAAAGCAGGAGATCAAAAATGACGGAAAAACCATATAAAGGGACCAGCGTCGTCAAGATTGATGATTTACTTCCTCTCATCGCGCTGGCGCCACCAGAAGTAGTAAAACAATTTACTAAGAAATTATTAGAAGAAAAACTCGACGGCGACGAATATAAAGAAGTCATAGACGGGTATATAAAAGAACGACTAGCTCCACTTGGACCGGAGCAGCGAAAGTTGATCGACGCGTATATAGGTGGAAAACTTGATGTGCTTATCATGGACGAGGGAGAACGCTGCAAGCGTTATACGCAAGAACACTGCAGGGATTTAAAAGATATGATAGATGCAATATGCAATTATTTAAACATCGAGCTCGAGCCAGATGATGATGGCGACATATACGTGAGGGAAATGGAAAAGTAGCAAATGACAAACGAAGATGATCTAAAGGCCGCAGCAGAATGGCTCTACGGCGAGCCGACTATTTACGAATATAACGAGGAGTAGGGCATGACTATCGACAAAAATAGGATAAAACAAGAGGATAAAGAGGACGCACAATACAGAAAACGTATAACAACCGGCATTATAACCATGGAGGAGTATGGCGGCACTAATTTAAATATTAAACGCATGTGCGGATGTATATGCCTAGAGGAGAATAGACACAAGTGGTACGATGTTTTGGTTAGTCGTAAAGACAAAAATCGACGATTTTACATCCGTAAGAATGGCTTTAAATATTATCTCGACGATGAGGTTAAAAAAGCTTTTAATGCCGAGATGAACGTATATAACAGAGAGGGCATTTAAAATATGAGCAATAAATCGAGCATAGAGCGAATCAAGCAAGAAGATTCAGAAGACGCGCCATACCGTAACGCCGAACTCAGCAACTGGAAACCTGAAGCGCTCGAGCCGACATTCCGAGACACCATCGAACGTAAGACGCCAAAGGAGCCAATCGACCGAGATAAGCTCAACAGTATAATCGACGACTTAAACAAAACAGATGATCATGACATGAATGTCACCAAGAGGCGCTACCGCCTACTCAAAGACCTGCCAACGTTCAAAGCAGGCGAGACATTCCACATAAGCGCCGAAGGCAGCCTGGTGTCCGACAATGAATTCAGTAAAGGTATCGTAGCGTACGCACGCAGCACTCTCGCTAAGTTTCCAAGCATTCTAACCGACTGGTTCGAAGAAATATGGCCGCAGCAGCTGCGAATCGTAAATGAAAATATGCGCAAATGCGTTGAACTCTGGGCAAAACTGAACGGGTATGATCTACTCCAGTACAACGAGGGAGACGACTGGTGCTGCTTCTATGAAAATGCCGAGAATGATGAAATAATATTCAGCAATCGTAGGTGTTTAAACTTGAAAGATGGAGAGTTCTATTCCACCGCCGAACTCTGCGGAGAGGAGGAAGAATGATGCCAGAAATACGACTGACCGCTAGACAAAAGCGCCGAATGGTCAGGATCCTAACCGGCAAAAGAATTAGTATGGCCCAAGCAGCAAAAGCAAAAATAAGGGTCTTCCCGGTATGTGACGTAACAGATGAAGACATAGCGGAAACTTACGAAAATGACCCAGCATATAAGGAGCCAGAAGATGATAAAACTAACGTACTACGGCGTAATTCACGCGAAGAAAAACAGTAAGCAGATCATAAAAAACCCGCACACCGGCAAGCCGATGATTATATCAAACAGCAAGGCGCGCGACCAGGAAGATGCGATGGCCTGGGCATTTAAGACCCAGGCGCCGCAGGCATGGCTCCAGTATGCCGTACACCCGGAAACAAAAGTCGAGATAGAAATCCGCATCTGGGAGAAGGACCGCCGCAGGCGCGACCTAGACAACCAAGCGACCGCAATACTTGATGCCTTGGTGCAAGGTGGCGTAATTCCGGACGACAGCTCCCAGATCGTGCGCAAGTTGACCGTGGAATACATGGGAACAGATAAAGACCAGCCACGTGCGGAAATTGAGATCATGGAGGTAATAAAATGACAGAAAAAACAACCGAAGAATGGCTTCGAGAATCAGTCCGCAAGCAGCGAGAAGAAAACAAAACGCTTCGTAAAAAGATAGAGGAAATAAAGAAAGAAAACAACGGCCTCAAAAGACGCATAAGATCCACGATCCACTATATCGAGAGAGCGTCAGCGCTGGGCCACCTAAACGGATGCGAAGAAATCATGGACGTGGTAGTAGGAACGCTGGACGGAGACATTCACTAAAAGTTATCAAATAGAAAATATAAGCACTTGCTAAATGTCAAAATGTGAATATATAATGTGAACATGAGGGCACGCAACAATAAAGCATTCAAGAGTAGGACTCGGGACGGCGCGTGCCCACCCCAAACCGTTCGGAATCCTACTCCTGGGTGCTTTTATTATGCCCAAAAAGAAAGGAGGTACATGAAAGAAGAATGGCGTAACATTAGTGGCCTAGGTGGATATAAAATCAGCTCGTCTGGTAGAGTTAAATCGCCGGACGGAAGCATACTGAGACCATTCGTAACAACCAATGGATATAAGAAGATTAATATTCATGGCAAGCATCTATACGTCCATAGGATAGTCGCAGAAGCATTCGTGCCGAATGCGGAACACTTACCGCAAGTCAATCATATCGACCACGATAAAGCGAATAATTGCTACGGTAACCTAGAATGGGTCAGTAACTCAGAAAATATGAAACACGCGCTCGCGAACAGAGTGGCTAGGGTGCAAACAAACGCTAGACGGCCAGTAATAAACATCGACACTGGAGAAATATTCGATAACCTGCGGACTGCCGCGAAAGCGTATGGAATAAACCATAACACACTCTATCAGCACATACGCGGAAGGCAAAAAACCGCCGGAGGGTATAGGTGGAGATATAAGTAATCCAATAACATCAGGAGGTAGCAACATGGAAGCAGAAATCACCCTAAGAGATATCGCCGACGATCTGCTGATATTAAATAAGTACACAATCGACACGCTATTCAAGCTCGACAACTGCGCGGACTGCATCGCATTGTACGTCTTATATTACAAAACAGCAAAATGGCAAAAAACGAACACAATCAAAGCAAACGACTTATACGTCAAAAAAGTCCTAAAATGGGGAATTGATAGGATTAAGCGCACCAAGCAGACACTAAAAGAGCATGGATTGATCAATATCGTCCAGCGACGCAAGGATGGCAAGATAGCCGGTTGGTACATTGAGGTGTCATATCTGGTAACGCAGAGAAAAGAGGAAGACATAAGGATAAAAGTCGTCGAAAGCAACAATACCCAAAACCAACATGTAGAAAATTCAACATGTGGGAATGAAGAAACAAATGCTTTAAAACAACAAATAATTGCTTTAAAAAATGAAAATAAAATGCTTAAAAACAAAAATAATAATGATCAACCGGCAAAGCCGGCCGATAGTGAGCTAGCTGCAGAATTTGAAGAACTGTGGAAGCAATACCCGCGCAAACAAGGCAAAGCTAACGCCCTAAAAGCCTACGTAAAGGCCAGAAAAGCCGGAATCGACAAACTAACCGTCCAGAACGGCATAACGGCCTACAACGCGCAAATAGCGGCCAATAACACGAACATAAAGTACGTGAAGCAAGGCTCGACATGGTTCGCGCAGCATTGCTGGGATGATGAATACCAGCCAAATAACTCCCCTACTCGACCAAAAACAAAGCAAGATCACATTGATGACGAGTGGCTAAATAGTTTAGAATAGACCAAAGCAACAAAACGAAAGGATAAAAACATGAACGCATTAAAAGAACGCCTAGAACAGAACAAAAAAGAAAATGACATCCTAACGCCGGAGATGATCGCATCGATGGACCCGGAAACAGAATACATCAAAGACAACGAAATCTACTGCAAGACATGCAATACGCAAAGAACGTGCTTCGGGATCAGCAGAAAAGTACGATGCCGATGTAAGTGCGAGACAGAACGAATCGAGCAAGAACGCGCCAAGCAGGAACGCGCAGAGCGCCTGCGTTACGTCGAAAGATTGAAGGTGGCATCATTACTAGGTGAACGTTATAAGACGGTCGCATTCGATGAAACAGACATCTCGGACCCGGAATTCGAGAAGATCCACCGCCGATGCAAAAAGTACTGCGACGTGGCGGACCAGGTGCTGAAGCAGGGAATCGGAATCTACATGTGGGGACCAAAAGGAACCGGGAAAACCCACCTAACCGCCTGCATAGCAAACGAGCTGATGGCGAATTATTACACGGTGCTGTACACGAACTTCACTGAGATAAGCAAAACGATCCGCGGCAGCTTCGGAAACAAGCGAGAGAGCGAATCAGAGTTAATCGATAAGCTCGCAAGCATTGACTTCCTATTCATTGACGACTTCGGGACGGAACTGGTAACCAAGGACGGCGAAGACCTGTGGCTCCAGGAGAAGATATTCGAGGTAGTAAATAAGCGATACAACGCAAAGAAGCCAATCATTCTGACCAGCAACTACTCACTGCCCGAGATGCTCAAAGAACGCGGTCTGGCCGATAAAACGGTCGACAGGATCAACGAGATGTGCGAGATTATGAAACTCGAGGGGAAAAGCTACCGTTTAAAAGCGAAGAACCAGCGCAGCAAACTCTTCTAGCGCTGGAAGGTTTCAAATAGAAAATAAAGTGCTAGAATTTAGATAGATATCGCACATTAAGCTAGATCTGCTCAACGAATGGGGGTGATTTGATGAGCAAAAAGAAAAGATCAAGAACCAGCAAGCAACTCAACGGGGTAAACCGCCACCACCTTATATTCCAGGGAAGACACTACAATAGCGGATACGCCAAAATGCTCCGCGAGAGGTTCGTCAGGCCGCTCGACATTAAGATCCATAACGAACTGCACAACGCAGTGCTGCATGACGTCCCGCGACCGTCTGACGCGCAAATAAAAGCAATGTGGCTGGATTACCAGGCAAACCACGAAGCAATCGACCAGATGGACATCGTGGACGCCTGTGAATGGTTGATGCAAGAAGGCCGCGACCAGGCGTGGACGGCATGCATGGCCCGCCAGTGGCAATACCTCAAAACGAAGCTGAAGCCGGACAAGATCATAACCAACTAGCAAAAAGCAGGTCGAATCGGCCTGCTCTTTTATGTTTCAAA